TATGAAATCCTTTTCCAATTTCCTATCTGAAGCTTCCAGATCCATGGCAGTTTTACAAGCGACTCGGCTTAGGCTGACTAGCGATGGCCACGGAGGTTGGTACGATCAAAACGGTGAATTCGTAGCAAAAACTGTCGGTGGAAAACTCAAGTTCTTTAATAAGAATCAAAGACCTGGACAAGATCCTCCACAGGAAAGATCTCAAGCGAATCAGGATGTTGCGGCAACTCAAACAGAACCAAAGCAACAACCACAACAAACTGATCAAGAACCTCCTGCAGATGAAGAGGAAGGTGTAGAAGATCGCGGAACTCTTACGGTTGCATTTGGTAGATTTAATCCACCAACAATCGGTCATGAAAAGTTACTCGATAAAGTGGCAAGTGTTGCTGGTAAAGGAGAGTATAGGGTATATCCCTCTAGATCTCAGGATGCCAAGAAAAATCCTCTTGATCCCGATACAAAAATCGCAGTAATGCGTCAAATGTATCCTAAGCATGGTGAGAAAATACAAAATGATGCCGGATCAAAAACCATCTTTGATGTTTTAAAGAAAGCACATGAGGATGGATATTCGTCCGTTAATATTGTAGTTGGTGCCGATCGCCAAGCGGAGTTTGATAAACTTGCAAATTCATATAATGGAAAGTTGTATGATTTTGGTGAGATTAATGTAATTTCTGCGGGAGAGAGGAATCCGGATGCTGAAGGTGTAGAGGGAATGTCTGCATCTAAACTTCGCAAAGCAGCTGCAGAAGGTGACTTTGCAACATTTAGATCCGGTATTCCCAAGGCACTTGATGATAAAGCAGCAAAGCAACTTTATAATACTCTTCGTAAGAGTATGAAGGTTGAAGAGAGTTGGAATCTATGGGAGATTGCTCCAAAGTATGATTGGATGGGATTGCGTGATACTTATGTTAGGGGTGATATTTTTAGGGTTGGTGATATTGTCGAAAACATTAATACTGGACTAATTGGTAAAATAATTCGCCGTGGTGCAAATTATTTGATTTGTGTCACCGAAGATAATGTAATGTTCAAACCATGGATTCGTGATGTTTCTGAATGGACTGATGTATCTGGTGTTCCTGCTGATAAGAGACTGGTCGGAACTGATGATCTCCGGAAGTATTTGGCGAGACTTACCAATACAAAGAACATAAAAAATTTCATAAATAAGTATAAGAAGAAGTAATCTACGATTTGAAACGATGTCGATCAATCCTTTAAATGCGATTTCTGCTGTCTATATGCAGGAGGTTCTTGAGCCCAAGTTGGGTAAAGATCGTCCAGAACCAACTAAACATGTTGAAAAGGGAAAGACGGATGAGGAATCATCTGCTAAACGTGTGCGGCAGGCAGTATATGATATTAGATATCGTTCAAAGCGCGAGGGTGTTAAAGTAGATCAGGTATATAATCAGTACATGGGAAAAACAACCATGACTGGTCCTGAGAAGCTGGCAGTAAAAGAAAAGCTTGGACTTGTAAATCCAGTCTCAGAAGAAACAGAATCTCCCGATAAAGTACACAAGTATCAGATTCGTGTTACTGATAAGGAAACTGGTAGAAGTTATGTTCGCAAGGCAACTCGCGAAAAGATTAGTCAACTCCGCGCAAATCCAAATATTAAGTCTGTGGAGATGACTGGATATGGTAAGGCATATGATGCTGAAGCAGAACATGGAAAGCAAACAGCATCTGTAAAGTCTGGTAAAGGTCTTGATGCAGTTGGAAAAGAAGATAAGGATATTGACAACGACGGCGATCATGATAAGACTGATAAGTATCTTTTGAATCGTAGAGCAAAGCGTTCTGCAGCGATTGCTAAGCATAAGTCTCATGGCGTAAGTGAGTCATGGTATGATCCTATGGAGGATCCTGATTTTGATCATGATGAGGCAGAAAAGAATAGGGGTGTTTCTGGAAAGAATAATCCCAAGGGTGGAAAGGCACTTGCCACCAAGACTCCCAAGAAACCAGTAAAGGGAATGAAAGAGGGATATTCAAACTGGAGAATGGATCTGTCTGAAGTAATCAAGGATTCTGGGCAAGAAGAAGTAATCAAAGAAATGCCCAAGAACAAGAAAAATAAGATCGTCATCAATCCTAAACTGGCAGAAGCAGTTGAAAGTATTGGTGGCATAGTTCTTGAAGCAAAGGAAGTGTCTGATGATGATCCTTGCTGGGATGGATATGAGCAAGTTGGAATGAAGAAAAAGGGTGGAAAGAAAGTTCCAAACTGTGTTCCCAAAGAATCTGTAATTGTTCAAGACGCAAATGGTAATGACTTTGTTGAGTTTGTGGATCTAATTGAACCAGATCCTATTGTATCTGAGGGCGAGAAACCATATCCTTATGGTAAGGTTAGTGATAAATTGAGAGCACTTTCTGCTAAAAAGAAAGAGGCAAAATCACCTGCTGAGAGAAACTCTCTTCACAGAAGATATGAAAAAATTAGCAAGGAGTATAATCTACCAGAAGAGTTGGATCTAGATGAAGCAACTGCTATGGCAAAGCGTGGTCATGATGAGACCGCAATTCGCCAGAAGATTGCTAAGTCAACAGGTGGTGGTAAAGCAGCAGATAGAGCAACTGCACTTGAGAATAGACCAACCTACGGAGATGCTAAGAAGGCAAAGGCAAGACAAGAACTTGCTAGAAAGCAAAGAGGTGATTTCCGCAAGACAACATCTTCAAACCCCGGACTTCATGTTGGTCAACATAAGTCTAATGATCCTGATGTAAAGGCTTTGCAATCGGCACGTGGATCCCAGAGAGGTGTTCTAACTCCAGCAGAGAAGAAGTCTCTTAATAGAGAGCAATTTGATATTGAGCAAATTTTGGAAGAACTAGTGCTCGAAGGATATGATCTTGATCTTGCAAGTGAGGCACTTATTGAGGCAACCGTAACTTACGGTCACGATACACCTGGAAAGAAGAAGGGTGGAGTTAAGGCAAGAGCAAAAGAAATCCTTGGAAGACTTGCTGTAAAGGCATATAATAAGGCAAGAGATCTTAAGGCTGCTGCTGAACCAAGTGTTCAAAGAGCAAAGACTTCTATGAAGCGTGGCATCAGAAAGGCAGCACAAAGAGTTGTTGATGCTATGAAGGAAGAGATGATGAATGAGGCTGCTGTAAGTGGCAAACAGCAAAAGTTGATGGGAATGGCATACGCAACTAAGAAGGGTGAAATGGAAGCACCTTCTGCAAAAGTCGCTGAGTTGGCAAAGTCTATGACTGCAAAGCAACTGAGAGATTATGCAAAAACAAAGCGTAGTGAACTTCCTGAAGTTAAGGAAGCAGTTGTGGGTGCTGCTGTAGATGATGTTGAGTCAACCACTAAGGATGATGAAGTAAGAAGAAAGCAAGCCGAAGCACAACGTAAGGTACAACTTTCAAATTTGAAGAGACTTCAGCAGAAGAAGAGGCAGATTGAAATGGAGAGAATGAGACTTCAACAGCAGAAAAAACTACCCCTGAATACTGAGGAAGTTGAGAATATTGAAGAACTTAATAGATTTGAAAAGGAAACTGGAAAGGACTTTAAGACCGGCAAACCAGTTCAACGGGGTGGCATCGACGATCCAGCATACCGTAGTGTGAAGAAAACCATCCGTAATATGGAGGGGGGTCGCCCTGCAGGACAGCGTAAGCAAGAGCCTGGTAAGAAACCACCTAAAGCAGGTGAATATGGCGGTCCAAAGTCTCCAGCACAAAAGGTGGCCGCCAAACGTGCTGCTGCTCAGAGATCTAAGGAGATGATGCATTCGCGTCACGACTGATTTAGACTAAATAGTATTGGATATCCAACTTACTTGGAGGTACAACACATGGAACTAGCCGCAATTCTTGCATGGGTTCATGCAAATCAGGCAGCACTTGCTACAGTCGCCTTCATCCTTTCCGAACTTCTTGGAGCATGGCCAAGAGTCAGGTCTAATGGACTTGTTTCTTTCCTTATTCTTAGAGTTCAGGATGTGTTGAAGCAGAAGGGTGCAGTAGATCCAACACCTTGAGATAGTTAATTTTGGGTATACTTTTGGAGGAGATCTATAGGTCTCCTCTTTTTATAAATATTCTTAGCACAAATTTTTTTATAGAAAGGTAAGCAAAATGGCTCTCTGGGGTATTTCAACAACTACTGAAACTGCAGCAAATAACTATGCGCTTCCAAAGCATTTGAACGAGTATGACAGAACAAATACGCCTTGGAATTGTTTTGCTGATGAGCGTGGTTGGGTTTATAGAAGATATGGTAGTGATGAGCATTCTGGTCTGTCACTAAATTATTATGATGAAGTCTTGGTTCCAGTTGCAGGTTTGAATACAAACAGTACAGCTGCAAATGAAACTGGTCTGAGCTTGGCGACACCAGTTGCTGTATTTTTTGAAGATCCAAATAAGAATTCAATTATCAGCCTTGTTGGTGGCGGAACATCTGGCATTAGCACGGGCGCTACTGGATATGTTCACCTAGTGTTTAATGAGCTTGTATGGTGCTCCGCTGGCGCAACAGTTCATCTTCAACTTTCTGGTGGAACATCTGTTGTTGGTACTGCACGTTCTTTCGGTGTTGGTACAGTTTATAATCATATTAATAATTTTGGTCTGAGGGAATCTACAAACTATAATGGACAGATTACCAATAGAGTTGCATTCGCATTTACTGCTCCCGGAAATGCTGCTGGACAAAGAATTCAAATAGATTTGAGTCGTGGTTTTACTGGAATTATTACTGATGTTAGTGGAGCTCTTGGTGTTACTAGTTCCTTTGCTGCTGATCTGCTGCGCAATATTGGTGGCGGTGGTACAACAGGAAATAGTGGTGTTGGAATTGGAACAACATTCCTAAGCATAGTTGCTTGATTAAAATTGAATTAATAGGTCATGCAGTTTAATGAACTGAATTCAGATAACTTTTTATTATTTGCAATAAAGAACTATCAAAATCCTCAATCTGTAACGAAAGAGGATTTTGATAAAGATCTTAATTATTTCAAGTATATTAAAAGATTGTTGAAAAGATATAAAAATAATGGTGAGTTGAAAACACATCTTCTCATCAACCATTTTATGTTTTTATATAATATATTTGGTGACGCTGCAACACCCATGCTATTCTACAAATTGGAACGGGATCTTTGGTCAGTAACAAAGACTTTCATTATGTTCATGAACAAAATCCCAGAATATCCAAAGTGCTTTTTTCATGACATTCCAATTGATCTAGATTGTCTAACAGAACTGCAAAAAATATACAAGCAAGATGAAGAAGATTGATCGATTAATTCAAACAATTAGGGAAATGATGGCTGCTAATGCTGCTGGATCTCAAGGTGGATTTGGCAGTTCTTCAGAGTCTCCTACTGCTGGATTTGATCCGGTAATGAAGAAATACTCTGGAAGAAAAAAGGAGATTGATTATCGTAAGGTTCCCATACCGTATCGTAAATGGATAAATTCTCTGGATAATAAATAAATATACACAACTTTACATAATGTGCAACATCGCATTAGAATAATGCCAAACGAAGAAATAAAAATCGCTATTCTAGAGCAGAGATTGGTTGATTTTATAACTGTCGTTGAGAAACTTGAAAACGCAATTAATAAGATAAATGATGTAAACTCCAATATACTTAAGATGGTTGCCGTTCATAATGAAAAGATCGAACAGTTCTATCGTGATGGTCAGGATAGGGAACGCTTGATGAGAGAATATGAATCTAAAAATTCTCAAGCAGTTCAGAACTGCCTATCAAAAATTGATGATATTGAAAGTTATATTGACAAACTGCCAGATTTTGATTCTATGATTACAGAGATTGAAGAAATATCCAAAATAAGATGGATGACAATTGGGTGTGGTGTTATTTTAACAATATTGGCAGCATCATTATCTACCTTAGCATCTGGATGGTGGACTCCATCTGGAATGAGAGATGCAAGAACTGCAGAAATAGAGAAAACTGTTACTGTTGATAGTGTTGTTAAATCTGAGTTTAATTGATCTAAATAAACTCAGATGTTCATCGGATGATGTCAACAAAAAGAAAAGACCAAAAACCAATTTCAGTATATCTGCTGCAGAAGAGCACAAATTCTGTGGTAAAATGGACATCAATAATCACTAAAATCGGACAAGAAATCCTTGACAAGAAACTCTAATCTGTTAGAATAGAGTATATTCGGGAGATCTTTGTTATGGATTATGTTGATGTTAAATACATCAATTTAGTTTCCGCTAGACTTCAGAAGTTTAAGAGGGTGAAGAATAACCTCTATAACTTTAGGTGCCCCCTTTGCGGTGACTCTAAGAAAAATAAGAATAAGGCAAGGGGTTATCTTTACCAAGTAAAGAATAATACAAACTATAAGTGTCACAATTGTGGTCTAAACATTTCATTCAATAATTTTCTAAAAGAGTTGGATGAAGTTATGCACAAGCAGTATACCTTCGATAAGTTTAAGGAAGGTCATACTGGTAGGAATTTTACTGCAGAAACTCCTGATTTTGAATTTGAATCTCCTTCGTTTAAGAAAAAAGTAACTCTTGATCTTCCGAAAGCGTCGGAAAATCAGGAGTCAAAGTTGTTCTTGGAGAGGCGCAAATTAAACCCAGATAAATTTTACTACGTTGATAAATTTAAAACGTGGGTAAATACAGTTCATCAAACGTTTGATGATACTGATCATGACGAACCCCGGATTGTAATACCATTAATCTATCATGAAACCTTGATAGGAGTTCAGGGAAGATCATTACAAAAATCCTCAAGGGTTAAATATATTACTATAATGTTTGATGACGATGCGCCAAAAATTTATGGATTCGATGAAGCGAATGTTCGCTCTCCCATCTACATCTTCGAAGGACCATTCGACTCGACCTTTGTTAAAAATAGCGTTGCTATGTGCGGGGCCGATATCGATCTTGGGTCGTTTGATTGGAGCGATTATATTTATGTTTTTGATAACGAACCAAGGAGTAGAGAAATCACCGCAAGAATCGCCAAATCCATCAGTAGAGGTGAAAAGGTAGTAATATGGCCCTCAACAATACAGGAAAAGGATGTGAACGATATGGTCCTTGCTGGACATGACGTTCAAAGTATTGTAGAATCAAACGTATATCAAGGTCTAGAAGCAAAACTTAAATTCAACAATTGGAAACGGATATGAGCAACGGGTTAAAAGTCAAAAAAAGGAATGGTACTATTGAACCAATTAATCTTGAAAAGATGCATCTAATGGTTGATGCTGCTTGTCAGGGTCTTTCCGGAGTTTCCGCATCTCAAGTGGAGATGCAATCTGGAATTCAGTTTTATGACGGCATTACCACCGCAGAAATTCAGGAGATCCTTATCAGGTCTGCAAGTGATTTAATCGATTTGGATCATCCAAATTATCAGTTTGTTGCTGCTAGACTTTTGTTATTTGCCCTCAGGAAGTCTTTGTATGGTCGCATGAAGGAACTGCCACCACTGGAAGTTCATATTCATCAGTGTATACTGCAACAACTATATGATCATGACATTTATAACAAATACTCTAAAGAAGAGATTGCTAAGGCCGATTTGTGGATTGATCACAATCGCGACTTTCTTTTCACTTATGCTGGTTTACGTCAAGTTGTTGACAAGTACCTTGTGCAAGACCGGTCATCTGGCAGAGTATATGAAACTCCACAATTCATGTACATGATGATTGCTCTGACAATCTTTGCAGAGTATCCAAAAGAAACAAGAATGTCCTATGTGAGACGATACTATGACGCCATCTCCAAACACAAAATCAACATCCCAACCCCCATCATGGCAGGGGTTAGAACACCAATTAGACAATTTGCTAGTTGTGTTCTTGTTGATGTTGATGACACCCTCGATTCTATCTTTAGCTCTGATATGGCTATTGGTAGGTACGTTGCACAGAGGGCGGGAATCGGCATCAACGCTGGTCGAATCCGTGGCATCAACAGCAAAATCAGAGGTGGAGAAGTTCAACACACGGGTGTTGTACCATTTCTCAAGAAGTTTGAAGCAACTGTCAGATGTTGCACGCAAAATGGCATACGAGGTGGATCCGCGACGGTCCACTTCCCAATCTGGCACCAAGAAATAGAAGATATTCTTGTACTCAAGAACAACAAGGGAACTGAGGATAATCGCGTTCGTAAACTTGATTATTCGATTCAAATCTCCAAACTGTTCTATGAGAGATTCATTAGTGGTGGGGATATTACTCTCTTCAGCCCTCATGATGTTCCTGGACTCTATGAGGCATTTGGAACTGATACGTTTGACGCTCTCTACGAGCACTACGAGACCTGTGAAGAGGTTCCTAAGCACGTGGTTAAGGCACAGGACCTTATCCTCTCCCTGCTCAAGGAAAGGGCAGAGACTGGTCGCGTATACATCATGAATATTGACCACTGCAATTCACACTCCTCATTCAAGGATAAAATCAATATGAGCAATCTCTGCCAAGAGATTACTCTGCCGACAGAACCCATTCAACATATTGATGGCATTATGGGAGAAATTGCTCTCTGCATTCTCTCCGCTATTAACGTTGGTAAGGTTAAGTCTGATAGTGAACTTGAAGAACTTTGTGATCTTTCCGTTCGATCACTTGATGAGTTGATTGAATATCAGAACTATCCTGTAAAGGCAGCAGAGGTTGCTACAAAGGCACGTAGATCCCTTGGAATCGGGTTTATTGGTCTTGCTCACTATCTTGCTAAACTTGGGTTTAACTATGATTCTCAGGAGGCATGGGACGCTGTTCATGGTCTTTCTGAATCGTTCCAATATTTCCTTCTGAAGGCATCCAATCAACTGGCAAAAGAGAAAGGATATTGTGAGAACTTTGGTCGCACTAAATATGCTGATGGCATTCTTCCTATAGACACATACAAGAAGGATGTTGATGAAATTTCATCTATTCCATACCAACATGATTGGGAGTCACTTCGTGCGGATATTAGTAGATACGGGTTGCGACACAGCACATTGTCCGCACAGATGCCTTCGGAGAGCAGTTCCGTTGTGTCAAATGCCACAAACGGAATCGAGCCTCCTAGAGGGTATTTGTCCATTAAGAAGAGCAAGAAAGGACCCCTTAAGCAGATTGTCCCTCAATACGGAACTCTTAAGAGCAACTATACGCTTCTTTGGGAAATGGAGTCTAATCGCGGTTATATTAATGTTGTTGCTATGATGCAGAAGTTCTTCGATCAGGCAATCTCCGGCAACTGGTCTTACAATCCAGAGAACTACCCTGATAATGAAGTACCTGTATCCGTAATGGCTACAGATCTGCTGACAACCTACAAGTATGGGTGGAAAACGTCCTATTATCAGAACACATATGATATTAAGACCGATGAGGTTGTAGAGGAAAAGCAGAAGGTGTCTTTGGATGATCTTATTTGTGACATCTTGGATGGTGATGATGATTGTGAAAGTTGCAAAATTTGATTGAGGTAAACACCGTGGAAGGAATGACAGTATTTAATCGCAATAAAGTGAATACCAAGAAGCAACCTATGTTTTTTGGTCAACCCCTTGGTGTACAAAGGTATGATACTTACAAGTATCCAATCTTCGAAAAACTAACCACCCAGCAGTTGGGATACTTCTGGAGACCTGAAGAGGTGTCCCTCCAGAAGGATCGTGGAGACTATCAGACTCTGCGACCCGAACAGAAGCACATCTATACTTCAAATCTAAAGTATCAGATCATGCTGGATTCTGTTCAGGGTCGTGGACCTGGGATGGCATTTATCCCCTTCTGTTCACTTCCTGAATTGGAAGCATGTATGGAAGTGTGGGGATTTATGGAGATGATACATAGTCGTTCCTATACATATATTATAAAGAATGTGTATTCGGATCCGTCCGAAATTTTTGATACAATTATTGAGGATGAAAGAATATTAGAACGCGCAAAAAGCGTTACTGAATCTTATGATGACTTCATCAATTCTGCCCATTATTATGGTGTATCCGATGCTTGGAAACACAATCTTGAAGGAGTCTCATATGCACAAGAGTCGCTGAACGATGTTAAACGAAAACTATACAGAGCAGTCGCAAACGTTAATATTCTTGAAGGTATTCGCTTTTACGTTAGTTTTGCTTGCAGTTTCGCCTTTGGTGAACTTAAGCTTATGGAAGGATCAGCTAAGATCATCTCTCTCATCGCGAGGGATGAGAACCAACACTTAGCACTTACTCAGAATATCTTAAACAAGTGGCGAGATGGTGATGACCCCGAGATGCAACAGATCGCCAAAGAGGAAGAGGAATGGGTCTATAAAATGTTCGATAAGGCGGTTACGGAGGAGAAAGTCTGGGCAGATTATCTGTTCAAAGATGGTAGTATGATTGGATTGAATGATAAACTTCTCCAACAGTATGTTGAGTGGATTGCTAATCGTCGATTGAGAGCACTTAGTATGAAACCCCTATATGACATTCCAGCAAAAAATAACCCACTTCCGTGGACTGAGCACTGGATCTCTTCTAAGGGACTTCAGGTTGCCCCACAGGAAACGGAAGTGGAATCATATCTTGTTGGTGGAATAAAACAAGACGTTAAAAAAGATACGTTTAGTGGTTTTAAACTCTAATAAATATCTAAAAAGTAAATTGTGTCATGAAAACATTTAAGGAGTTTCTTCTGGCATCTGAAGGTATGACCATGAAGGATTTCAAGGTCAACCGCAGAAAACTAAAGCGTAAAGAAGCTTCTGACGATGCCAAGAAGAGAGGACACGTTGGTAAAGAATGGTATAATAGTGGTAGAACCTATTCTCCCGATGAAGCGAAGAGTGGTCGTGCAAATATGCCTGATCATGAAAGAAGCACAAGACATCGTAGTTCTATAGACCCCGAGGGTGATGATAGTAACTACTCGGCAGATAAGACGAAGAATCTTAAGAAACTCCGTAAGCAAAGAGCTATGGGTGAAATGTAATGGAAGAACAAAAAGAATCTGCCTGTGATATTGAAGCATATTACCGGGCATATATCGAAGCAGCAGAAATGGATGACTTTCTGTTTGGTGATATTTCGTTAGAAATGTACTACCAAACGTTAGAGGTTTCTAAAGATGATTCACATCACGGACATATATGCCTTCAAGCAGAAGATTCATAAATTGAAGCATCAACTTGACCGCGAAAACTGCGAACATCATACAAAATGGTTGGCAAATGAATATTTAAATCGTGTCTTGGATTATGTTGGCGAATTAAAAGAATTTTAATATGGTAAATTTAGTGCAGAATCTGATAATTCTAATTTTTATAAAAATATTACTGGTGCTCTTTATTGTAGTCACCTTATGCAAAATGGTTCGCAATTTAATTTACATTAATGCTGCTAGGGGTGCTATTGGAGTTAACAATAGATTGGAGAGATTCATTCAGGGAGACGATCCCATAGATCGTTAGTTTCTCACTGGAGAAATATTTTCCTTCAATATTTGTGTTGTAGTAATCTTCTGACATTATTACATCTCTTTTAAATTGTTCATACGTTTCATAGTATGACATAGATTTTTTGTGTGGACAGAGATATAAAATCTCTCTAAGAAAATGTTCTGCTCCCAGAGATTTCACGTCTGCCTTTAGTTCGTCGCACGAACCAAAATATTTTTTCCAGTCACCTTCCTTTTTCTTTCTTCTTCCTGTTTTTGGATCCTTACGACGGGTCCAGAAATTTTTTTTACCAATATACTTTTTCCCGTTAGTTTTATTGGTGATTAAATATACAAACCCTTCCATTTCCTTGGTTGGTCCATCATAATCTTTTCCGTTGTATTGCCAATTCATTATGTTTTATCGATTTGTGTTACAGATTCTTGACATTCTCATGAGACCCCTTGCAAGATCCCCTGAGTGTGCTAGAGTTATGGGGAACACTCAAGAGATGGGCATGGTTTACGATGAGTCTGAAATTGAACCAGATGAGCACATCTGTGCTATGATCAGTGAATGGGCAGAATTTCGAATTGCCCAACTTGTTGAAGATTCTAAGACTAAAGATGCTATTGCTATAGAACAAGAATTTGATGAGTGGTTGACCCACGATGGTCAATCTGATCTTGAATATTTATCCATAACCCAGATCAGATAAATAGTAGTGAATATAATTCATTATTATTCTTTTTTGTAGGGGAGGTGAAAGCTTTCCCTATTTTTTATTCAAACAACTGAGCCGTTGTCTAATCCTATATGCCCTGTTGCATTTGGTAGTGTCGAACGGATGTAGAGTTCTAAGAGAGGATTATTCCTATGCATTTCAAATACACTAACGTTTTGCTGGCGATCAGCGTTCTTAGCGGTGCGATTACAACTTCAAATATGGGTACAACATTCGCCCAGGTCGCTCCAGAAGGTGTAACCTCTAACAAAGAGGTGATTCAGAAAAAACAGTCTATTGTAGAAACGATTGCAGAACTCCGTAATATGAGATCTGCAAAAACAGATAAAGTAAAGGTTACAGGTGAAGAAACTAGCGTGAAGGATGTGCTAGAGACTGCTAAAGAAGTATTAGCAGAGCCTAAAACAGTTACTAGAATAGTGTGTAAGGGTTGTAATGCTAATGAGCAGAAGACTCTTGATTTCTTGCAGGCACGTGGAATTACAGATCGACATGCCCTTGCTACGGTTATGGGTAATATCAAACAAGAGTCCATGTTTGTCTCAAATATATGTGAAGGAGGTGCAAGAATTCCATATCAAAGCTGTCGCAGCGGTGGATATGGACTTATTCAGTGGACTTCCAGTAATCGTTATCATGGATTGGGTTCATTCGCAAATCGTTATGGAGGAAATCCTTCCACTATTGACACACAACTCCGCTATATGGTTACAGAGACACAGTGGAGAAGAATTGAACCTGCTCTTAAAGCAGGTGGAAACTCTGTAAATGGTTATATGAGACATGCATATTCGTGGTTGGGTTGGGGCGTTCATGGTGCTCGCACTCATTATTCCAACGGATACTTAAATCGTCTCTATGCAGCAACTGAGGTTGTTAATGAAGAGAATGGTGACACTCAAGTTGTTGAGGTTCCTAAGGTAGTTGAAACTGTCAAACCAAAGACACTAAATCCACTAATGTTGAAATGGTAATATTTGTTTCTAAGAGTATAAATACTGGGGGGAGGGTAATCTTCCCCCTTTTTAGTAGTAAAAAATAAGAACCATGGGGAAATCTCAAAGGAATAAACCGGAAGAGATTAATTCTGAACAAGAAATGCCTGAGGACTTTTTTGAACCAATAAAAAGAACCGTTGAAACTGGTGCTGATGTTTCTATAGAGACTAAACTAATCGAACCGGAAGTTGAACTTGGTCAATTTTCTGTGGGGTTAGAAAATATTGATACAGTTTCTATAACTCATGATAAAGTTCCTTTGGGATTAGAAGTTCAGTATGATTATGAAGCGAATGTGGTGATTCCTAAAGTTACTGTGGAGTTGTCTGATAAAGACAAAAATGATATATGCCCAAAGGAAGTTGTGGACTCGGCACTAGAAGAGTATGAAAGATCTATTAGGAAAATTAATCGGAAAAAAGAAGAATGATCATGGACATAACATAATACATTACGAATCTGGTAATCAACCAAAGAATATTTTCCATTATGTGAGAGTTGGAATTATTTTTGAGGGATTAATTGATACGATCTCTTTGTTGCCATGGGTTGATAAAAAGAATCTTGTCGTCCTAATAGATCAGATACAAAGGCAATATAAAATAGATGTTCTAAATGATTATATAATTAAGCATGAGGAATTTTTAGATTATAGAGTTGAAACGGATGTAGATATTTCAATAAAGAATTATGAATATGAAGTTTCATATTACTTAATTAAAGATAAAAAATTTCTTGGTGATCCTCCAGAACTTGCGGAGTTTATGAATGAAAACGGGATTCTCCTTCAATCTCAATAAAAGAGCAATTGTTGCAACGATAGTTGGAACTTTTTTTGGTTGGTTGATATTTACAC